TTTTGGCTTGCTCATCAGCCCAATTTCTTCGGGCCATATCGGTTGCGAATTCGATCAGGTGGCTGGCTCGTTGGTCGCTTGGCGCCTTAGAAAAGGCCGCATGGCAGACAACCGTCACCAGCGCCTTCAGGCCCTGTTCCTGGTTGACTTTTGATTCAGCCAACTTGTCCAGACAATCCAGGCCAATATCGTAGGCTACCAGATAATCATCGACCAAAGATTCATGTTTGGTTTTCATTGTCGTGCCCCCTACTGGTTCAGCCGCTCTTTTATTTCGGCCACAAGTTCATCCCTGGACATGCTTTCGCAGTCCGCTAATCGTTTTTCGACGCCATAAACGCCCAACAAGCGGCAGACTCGCAGCTTGCTACTGGCGGTCATGGTGTCTGGGAAGTGCAGGGAGCGGTTTTCCACCTCTCCGGTTCCATAATCCTCGTCGGTTCGGTACGCGGTTATCCATCTTGGATCGGAGACCGGGTACTCGTTGGCTTCCATGCCCTCCCCGCCGCAGCCAAGATCGTCAATCGCTTCGCGCAACGACACATTTTTCGCAAGGAATCCAGCGTCGGCGGTGTCGCCATGTTCCGCCGATTCCTCCGTTATGGTCTCATATGTCACATTAAATTTTAACATTGTCCTGGTGCCTCTTTTCTCTACCCTGGCAGAATTGCCGCCAATACGGGGCGCGTTTAAACGCCCCGCATTCGTAGCGATTCCCTAGTTGCTCCAGTGTTGCGCCACATAGTCGGAGTCGCTTTGATTGCGGCGCGTGACGTGGGCGATTGCGTCCGCCGTCGCTTGTTCCGCGTCGATTTCATGCAATGCCGCCGCGCAATGCCGCCGGGCCGTTGCGCCGGTCTTGAATTTGTCCGGGCTGTCAGCGATAACCGTTCCGGCAAGATCGAAAATGGCATATCCAAATTCGCGGCGGTAATCGTCAAAACCACTCTTTTGAGAATGGACAACGACAAACAGCCGACCGCCCGCCACGTCATAAGCGCTCAAGACGCGTCCGCCAAAGAATCGCAAGGCATCGTCATCAACAAAATGCGTCCGGCCCGCAAGATTCGCTTGCGCGTTATTTTTGGCCTTGTAGCTGACTTTCGATAGGCTGGGAAGAATCCCAGCCCACCAAGAGTCGCTACGTAATCCACCGAAATGCCGCTGCAGGATTACCGTCGTCATATTGCGGCGCCCACTCATCGGCGTCTTGATGTGCCTGTTGGCTATAGGCGAACGGCCCGGTTTGGTCGCTGTCAGGCAGACAGCCCGGCGAAACCGCCCACCAATACCAGCCCGGCGCCAGTTCATCGTCGCTATGGTCGCTTTCGGCATAGCCGGGCTCTTGCCAAAATACCTCGAATGAGCCATAGGGCTCTTGCGTTTCGTCGGCATGGAATTGGTGATAACCGGCGTGGGAGTCGTAGACTTTCGACTCTTCGATTCTTACTGTTCCGATAATCATGCTCAGCCCCCCATACCGGCTGCATAGCCATTGCGATTGCGTTGCATGGCGCGGACGCTAAAGGTGGCGGAGCATTCGCGCTCTTTGAAAGTCAGTTCCGCTTTGTCGCCAACGGCCCGAATGAAGATTCCCGCGTCACAATCTTCCTCCAGGTACAGGTCGTGGCCGTCAGTATATGAGAATTCGGAGAAGTCGTCCGGGGACAGGCCGAAATCCTGCAATGTCTGGATATTGACTTGCAACCACGCGTGGCCAGGATCGAAGAACCAAGTGCAAGTGATTTCGCGGAAGCTGACGTGGCAGACTTCGCCGCTTATATCTTCGATGATTTTAACGCCGCTCTGATATGTGGTTTTCATGATTTTGTGCCTCTATTTGGTTGTTGGTGCCATTAACAGGTCCGACGATATAGATTGATTGCTGGGTTGGCAAGGGCTATTATGGGGTTTGTTGGGACTCATACGGAGAGACATTACAATGGACAGCATCACCAGCATGAATGGCCAGGGCGCGCTTCTGGCAGATATTGAGCAATTCATGGAGCGGCACGGCATCAGCGATGCGACCTTCGGGGAGATGGCGGTCAAGGACGGTCATCTGATAGCGGAAATGAGGTCGGCCCGGACTGCCGCCAGATCGCCGCGTAAGTTGCGCCGCTCCACCGTCAACCGGCTGCGCCGGTTCATGGCCCGGTTTGAACTGGATGCGGCGGCATGACGTGGAAGCAGCTGCCCGCCATCTGGGAGACGCCATTGCGTCCGACGGACAAGCTGGTGCTGTTGTGCCTGGCCCAGTTTGGCAATCAGCAAGGGAAGCAGAGCAGACCTTCGCAAGCCACCATCAGCCGCTTGACCGGGGTCAGCCAGCGCAGCGTCAGGTATGCCTTGAGCCGCCTGAAGGATGCGGGGCTGATCGAAGCCCACGGCAAAGGACCGAAGGGCACCATCAAGTACCAGATCAACCTGCCCATCCGCCAACGCAGGTCGGCAACAGGTGCCTATCAGGTCGGCAATGGGTTGCCTACAATCCAATTGAAGAATCCAAGTAATTCCCAGGGGGATTCTAATTTTAACCAAGGCCCGGCGATTCAGGTCGACAGGTTTAGCACGCTGGATATCAGGACAGGCAGCGGTGCCATGATGTCCCACAAATTCGCCAACCGTCGGCGGTAACGTGGCCTTATAGGGCGGTCTGGGATACCCAGGTAGGGTGGGCATAAGTCCTTGAAAAGCCTGGCAGAAGGGCCGACAGGCGGGTTGAGAGGGGGGGCTGGTTACACCCACCGCCCACCCACGGGGGGGCAAAAAGCCCCCGGTTCTTGGTTCGTTCCCGGTTCCAGCCCGAACCCAAACCAGTTCAGGAACCGGGTTCGGCGGGCC